GGTATCACCTTTGACCATCCAAAGATGGAAGCGATAGATGACACTGCTGAAGCACCAATTTCTGTGGCTATAGCAAATGGACTTATGATAGGTACATTTGAAACAGCGCGTGCAACTGATGCAACAGCTGTACTTACACGTTCCACTGGTCCCTGCTTATATTCAGTACCAACTTGTAATATAGATAAAGTCGTAGGACCTTCTAACATCACATCCTCTAACCATGCATAAATCTGAACGGTCAAAGTAGGAATAGTAGCGTCATTGGCAGTGTCTAATGCCACAACCTCTGTCATTCGGAATTCACCTAATTTATCTGTTGTCGCTGTCAACGATAAATCAACATATTGGTGAGGCCAGAAAAATGGTAAAACCATTTCACCACCCTCACTATTTTGGGGATATAACCACAGATGTGGTTTTTGTGTGTTTTGTATTGGATCAACGGTTTCTTCAATAGAATCCGTCATATACGATTGTATAGGTGTATAGCTTAATAAAGCCGATCCATAAACAAAAGGGCTAGATGCTAAGACTACTTTAATATGTAGATTACCACGCATCATAGCAAAATTATTCAATTTATACTGAATATATGAATTTGTCAAAAATTCAGTCCATGGATAAAATTCTGTCGCACTAAAACCACCACTTCCCCAAGTGATTGTTTTAATTAATGTGGGACGGGATAAAAATTCATGTAATTGAATATTGTTTTGGGTATCCAGAAGCGTTTTTGTTACTTCTGGAGGTTTGAATAGTACCTGTTGAGCCGCCTCAGAATCAGCAAATTGTGCTGTCTGGTGCGATTGATAATTGTACGATTCGTCGGGAGTAGTTACGACATCAGCTGTAACTGATGAAGCAGTCTCTTGTGGGGGACCGGCACCCATTGTTTGTGTAGGATTGGTAGCGGGTGGATTTAAGTGTATACTTACACCCATAAGTATACACATTGTTTGAGTTCATTTGCCCGGGTAGCGATAGTGAAAACTATCAATCCCGTTGCCAATACTAGCACACTCTGTACAATTAGAACTATGTGTACAGCAGATCTAGTAAAGACTTAATGGAACTTCTGAGAACGCTCCTTATAAGCGTCACAAAGCTCCTCCCAATTTTTCAACTGACACGGTAGATACTCTTCAAGATTGTATTTTTGTATAAAACCTTGAAGTCTATCATGCCATAAGTTAAAAACATCCTTACCATGCCAAAAGAATTCATCATTTGAAGAAATAATGATGCAAGCAGCATGTTCCTCTTTACAAATATTTACTGATTTAACACCAATCATAAGTGATTTGTAAATAGACTCAACATTTAGAGGGCAGACCCTCTTCCCTATATCCGGTTCAAAACGCCATTTTCTTTTCAGGAAATCAGCGTCTGACAGATGGATATAGGGTTTAGAGACTGATAATTTATCAGCCATTGTATATTTCACACCAATCAAATCTAATGCCGAAGCAATAGTGGAATGATTATACCAAGGCACAAGATCGGACACACCCGATCCATTATCATCTCCATAAGTGATTAACTTAACATTCTGATCAAAAGTCTGTATTTGACCAATTGGTCGCAAAATTGTAAAACAATAACGCATATAAAGGGAATTTACTATTCCGTTTATGACCACTGTTAGGGGTTGACCACTTGGATTTTTGCCAAACAATTGTATTAGATCACCATTGTATTCCACTAATGGAAAAGTGATGTCATATCCAATTGCGCGGATCATTGTGCAATGCTCTTCTGAAGCACCGCACAAACGGTGATAATCTTCGATTAAACGAAAAGCCACGAGCATAAAGTCTGCTCGCATAGTTGCGTCAAACCCTGAAAAATCACCAAATATCATTCGATCTTCTCCAAATTCAGTCAAATAAACAGCTAAATCATC